CGCTCCCATGGCGGGTTCGTGATGATCACGTCTGCATCGGCCAGATCCTCTCTCGTCATGAAAGAAACGTCGATGCGCGGGTGCGGGCCAATCGCAGCGTCGAATGCGCTGGCGCAGATCATGCCGCCCTTCACCAGCGTATCGATCAACTTGCCATCGCCAGCGCACGGCTCGCAGAACTTCGTGCCGCGCGTCAGGTGGTGAAAGAGCGGCCCAACAGGCTCAGGCGGCGTCGGATAATCGTCCATGCGCTTACGTTCGAAGTCTGATCTCTTGCCCATGTCAATCTCCAAAGAAACATGATGGCGATCGTTGCCGCCACCATGCTTTTAATCTTTATCGATCACGGTTCTTGCGAAAGACGTAACCGACAGTTGTGTGGTCCTTATTGCAAAACTTCGCAATGCGAGATCCAGACCACCGCAGCTCTCGTTTCAACGCCATGAAGATTTCGTGGCGACACATGACAATGTGATTTTTACGAGATCGCGATAGAACGGATTCCCAATCAATCCGATGCTTATTCAGAAGGGGAACCACAACACTCCGCGCCTTTGGGCCCGGAATGATCATTCAGTTTCTCGGCTTGGCGAGACAGCGGTAAGGGGCGCGAACTTGCGCGCAAACTCCGCAATTCCGTCATCGATGATGTTTGTCGCCGACGAGCCAACAACGCCTGCCGCTGTGCCAAACTTCGCTTCGCAGGCAAACGCCAGATAGTTGACGCCATCGAGATAGTTGTCGACCTTGTCTTGCGTGCCGCCAATCCGCGCCAGCTTTGCAGCATGCAAAATCATCATGACGTCGTAAGAGCTGAGAGACAGGCCCAGAACGGTGTTCGCGATAATCGCAGTGCGATCATAAACAAGGTTTCTGTCGCCGTATGTCGGCTCACGATCATCGATCGTGTTCATGGCAGACTTCAATAAAGACTTCGCTTCCATTTCGCGCTCCTTAATTCATGACTTTAATTTTGCCGATGTGGCGATAGCTCACGGCTACCTGCCCACGGCTTTCATATCCATCTGTTTCGCGTGCTTTGTAGAACTCCTCAACGATCACAAAATCCTTCTCTGACAGGGTTTTCGTGAACTCATCGAGCGTCTTCGATGAATGCTCAACCTGCATCTGATGTACAGCTTTTCCACTGTGAGAAGGCATGTTCATCGTGATCAGGAAGCGCAAGGCTTTGTCCTTTCAATATCAAAAGCGATAACTTGATCGTGGGCGGCCATTGCGCCCTTGCACAAGATAACAGAATAGCCGCAGGCTTCAAGATACGCGGCCCAGTCTTTTTGCACGGTTTCGTGTTTTCCCCGCTTGGTTCGCTTCATCTCAATCCACAGGCCCCACGCAGGGATAAAAAGATCAGGCACGCCGGGGCTCAATCCCTCGGCCTTCATCTTCCCGGCGGTCGCCTTGCTTCGCGCCCCGCCGTTGGGGATGGCGAAGATGCGTGTGCCAACATACGTCTGCCGGAACCAGCGCACAAACTCGCGCTGCTCCTCATGTTCTGTCGGCAGACGATCTGTTGGTAGCGTGATGGGTCTGACTTCCATCAGAAGGGAAGCTCAATGACCCAACGCTCGCAGGCGTCGACCGTTGCGGCAAACTCTTCCGGCGGGTCCATATTGAACTCCCGGCAATGGCCGGATTTTTCGCTTTTCTGGCCAAGCCCATAATTGTCGCACGTATGGCAGCATTTCGGCGGCCCGGCCTTCAGCCATTCCTTGTACGCCGTCACAAAGTCAGGCTCTGGATGTCTGGACATTCCCCCACTCCCTTCTCAAAACACGATAAAATTTGCCGTCCTTGCGGAACTCGACGACTTTCGGAGGCGTAGCATTATTCATAATATCAGCAAAATCTTCAAGCGTTCTCGCCATATTAGAGAAGTTTGCTTTAGAATCGCGAGCGATCTTCATTAGGAGGGCAATTGCGCGCTCCCGCGCGTACCCCTCATGCTTCACAGGCAAATACTCGGTAATTTGCGGGTCTGACAAGGCCCCGTAATAGGTCACGGCCAGCATGTCCTTGCCGCTCGTCCTGCTGACATGCTTGCGCCACTTCCATTCCGACACGTCCAGCTCTTGCCCCTCGATCCCCATGATGTCGATGTTGTGCAGCTTGAATTCTTTCTTCTCGGGCTCAGGGAATGGCGCGCCGCAGGTAGAGCAATGGCGGAGGGAAATGTGGCATAGCTCCCCGCAGCTCTCGCAGACCTTCACAGGGGTTTCACCGCCCTCCTCCCCCTTCCTGCGCGGCGGCTCTACGGCCACCACCGGCCCATGCATCTCCACGACGCCAGCGAAGTCGAGGACGAGGCAGTGGTCGGTGTGGCTCTTCAGGCGCATGCCGCGCCCGGCCATCTGCATGTACAGGCCAGCCGACTTCGTGGGGCGCACCATGGCGATCAGGTCGATGTCCGGGTAATCGAAACCCGTCGTCAGCACGTTGGCGTTTGTGAGCGCCCGCAGGCGGCCAGACTTGTACTCGCCAAGGAGCCGCTCCCGCTCCGCCTTTGGCGTCATGCCATGGATGCACGCGGAGGGCACCCCACGTTCGCTCAGGATTCCCGCTATGTGTTCGGCATGCTCCACGCCAGAGCAGAAAAAGAGCCATGCCTTGCGCCCTTCTGCGCGCGCTATGACCTCATCGACGACGGCCTCGTTGTTGGACCTAACGTCAACGGCTGCCTGAAGCTCGCTTTCGATGAATTCGCCGCCGCGCGTGTGAACGCCAGATGTGTCAAGCTTCAGCTTGGTGATCTTGCTGCGCAGGGGCGCGAGGTATCCCTGAAGGACCAGCTCCTCAATCGTCACCGGCTCGACAAGGGCGTCGAACAGCGCAGGCTTGTCGGTGATGACGCCATGGCCAAGCCTGTATGGCGTGGCCGTCAGACCCACCACGCGCAAGTGCGGATTGATTTCGCGGAGGTCGTTGATGAACTCGCGATAAGATCCCGTCTCCTTGTGGTTGATCAGGTGGCACTCATCCACCAGCACAAGGTCGATGCGGCCTATGGCGCGCGCCTTTTTCCGCACGGACATGATCCCGGCGAATGTGATCGGTTCGCCAATGTCACGGCGTCCGACGCTGGCGCTGTAGATTCCAAGCGGCGCATTGGGCCAATGCTGCAGCATCTTCTCGGCGTTCTGCTCGATAAGCTCCTTGACATGCGTCAGCATTAGGACGCGCGTTTCGGGCCATTGCCGCAATGCGTCTTTGCATAGGGCCGCGATGACGTGGCTCTTCCCCGCGCCCGTCGGGAGGACGAGGCACGGGTTGCCATCATTCTCCGGGAACCATTCATATAGCTTGTCAATTGCGCGCTGTTGATAGTCGCGTAGCATCATAGAACCTCAAAACATGACATCGGGATAAGATAACATTCTTCTATATCTTGCGGATCGTTTCTGTCTCGCCTGCCAGCTTTTATCACTTCAAAATCAGACAGGATTCTCCTGCTCATCACATAAATGACGCCAGAAAGCCTGACGGCGAGAACGACAAAAACGTCATGCTCCTTCGCCAGATTAAAAACGGCGTCTACTTTCCTCTTGCTGATGATCAGGCCGCCCATTTTGTCGATCTGATCATATGAGTAAGTGCGGCACTTCACCTCCATGAGGCCAACGTACTCTCCGCTGACCTCAATGGCGAAGTCGGCGCTCTCCATTACCGGCAACTTGTAGACATCACATCCCCAAGCAGCGCTGATGGCGCGTGCAACACCAAGCTCATTTTCAACGTCTGATTGCTTTTCATAAATGGGCCTCATCCCACCACCTTCGAACCCGGCCACATCTCTTTGATGGCCCGCACCGTCTCGTCAGTGCATCCGTGCGCATTGGCGAGGATCTCGCGGCTTGTGAAGACGTTCTCGCCGGTGCCGCCGTTCTCTACGGGCTTTCCTTCGATTAGATAGACAATCGTCCAATCACGATCGCTTGGTTCCGACTTCCAAGGCACCATGTCTGGATGCAAGATGTGTTCATCGCAACCGGTATGCTGAAAGTCGACGGGGATTTCCTGACCTTCATAGCGCACGCAGGTCCACGTTGAGTTTTTCTCCGCCGTCGAGTGCGCGCATGTCCTGCAATTGACGTGCTTCGTCGGCTCTTGTTCGTGACAGAGCTTGTATGCCGGGCAGAACTTGCACTGATACCAGCTCGGGTCAGCGCTCAGGGGTTCAGGCATGCGGTCGGCAAGAGCAATGCGCTGCGCGCGTGTGATGGCCTTCTCGGCAAACTCGCGATCATACCTGACGCGCTCTGTGTAGATGCGGTCGTCATCCTTGCAGATGGCGACGTAGAGCGCCCGGTGTGCAGACACGCCATGCATGTAGCCCTGCATCTGCGCGTAATGCTGCGGCTTCGATGCCTTCACGCCCTTGGCGGAAAGATCGTTAAAGGACTTCAAGGAGTGAGTCTTGAACTCGACGACATGGCGAGTTTTCTCAGCGCCGGGCACGCCGCCTTCCGCCATGCCATCGGCTGACCCGGACACATGAGATCCAAAATCCACATGCGTCTGGCGCTCAGAGAAATCGACGCCGACAAGCTCAAGAAGCTCAATCAGCATCGCCTCTTCATTGTGGCCGCGCCGGAACAGACGATACATGCGACCGCTGAATTTTTCACGCACGGCCCACCTGAACGACAGCCACATCCATCTGTCGCAGGGGTGACCGATCAGCGATATGCCCATGTGGGGCCGTGGCCTCTCAGTGCCTTCAACCTTCAGCGCATAGGCGTTGTCGATTTTGTTCGCGATTGTCTCTTCGTACTCTGGGATGGCAACCATATAAATAACCTCTACTGATACATCTTGACGTTGCTGGTTGTCTGGTAGATCATTCTTTTGCGGCGCTATTTCGCGCCGTATTTGAGTAGCGATAGGGTTGCGTGACCCTTCAAAGCTCCGATCTAACGTCCCTTTACTTCAGCCCAGCTACATGCTGGGCTTTTTTTTGTTGAGTGCGGATAGCTCTGACTTAAAGCGGTTTGTAATGTAAGGCTCTACCCATCCACTCCATTCAACTTGCCGACGAACACCATCTAAAATACGAGAAATCTCATCATCATTCAAGCGCGCCTTCAATCCTACTGCCTCCGCTGCGGCGTATGCCGACGCTCTCCAATGAACATGCTGCTGGTCGCCAGCTTCGGCCCATTCAACAAGGCGCGGCCTGCCCATCATGCGGACGTTCTCTGCCTGCCACATCGCTTCGGCCATCGCCTCAAGCTTTTCTTCGTATGTCATGGCTGCTCCTTGTGCTTGAGAGGATGGCGCGGGCATGGCGGAAGTCGCCTAGTGTTGGCAGGGCTGTTTGATCCCAAGGCGCGTGCGCATCGTCGCCTTCCGGTGGATCGTACCTGTCAGCGAGCGCCGCAAACGGCTCCAACGCCTCGACCAGCTCTTTCTCCCTCTCCGCATATGCGCGGAGGGCTGTGGCGGCGTCGTATCGGTCGGCCATAGTCAGCATGTCAGGCCCGTGAAACTTGCGCTCCAGCCTTGCAATCAGTTCATCCATGTTCGGCCCCTATCTTAGCGCGCAGGGCGGCGGCTGCGTCGAGCAACGCCATGTCGGCCCTGTCTCCTAGATCAGACGCTTCTTTGTCGATCATGCCCTCAACTACCTTCGCCGCTTCTTCCCACACCTTGGCGCTCTGGTCTGCGCGGATGGCGGCTTCGACGGCTGCCCATATTTTGCGTTCGCTGACTGAAATCTCGCACCACAGCCAACTGGGCCGCGATTTCTCATACGCCATTTGTCCCGGCTCTTTGCTCATGGCTGCTGCTCCTTTTCAAACATCGGCAACCTTTCACTAAGCCAATCGCCAAGCTCTTCAACCCTATCTCCAAGGGCCTCGACCAGCCTGCAAAAAAGGTACAGCAGGAACAGTGGCGCCATGATCGGGATGCGTGTCAGGACGACCAGTGGCGCGCGAATGAGATTGCGTTTTCTCGCTGGGGTCATGTTGTCTCCGGTGTTGTGGGGGCGGGCAACAACAGACCCGCCGAAACAAGCGCCTTTATGATTGTGTCGCCGTTCCCTTCAACGCGCTCTGTCGGTTTCGCCATGTGGTAGCTGATGACCTCGTAGCCTGTGTCTGCGTCACCGCCGCCAGTTGGGTATGATTTGCAAACGAGGGACCAGCAATTGCTTTCTAGCTTGATTAGAGCTTCTAAAAATACGTCGCGCTCACTCATCATCGCCCCCTTCGCTCGGGGCGGGCGATAGGGCGGCGGCGTCTTGCGCGACCATCAACCAGCCAATTAAACGGCACATAAAGCTGTAACACTCGACCTGATCTTTGGTGTTCCCTCCTTCGCCACTTAGAAACTCTGAGGCTGTCCAGCCTTGCAATTCTGCGATCATTGCGGCCCAGCCATCAGTGGGCCCAAGCTTCACCAACGCCGCCTCCAGCCTTTCGGCTCGGGAGGTGGCGGATGCGAGGTTGTTTTGAAGCCCGATAAAGCAACATGCGACAACCGCACCGAGCGCCTTGGCGTTCATCACATCCTTAATCGTGTCGATGTTCTGATAGCCAGCGGATTCAAGGACTGCGCGGTAAATTTCAGCGCGAGACGCCTCCCGCTCCAACTCCGCAATCCGTGCTTCGGCGGCTGTCAGGGCGTCGGCAAGTCGGTTCACAAAAGACCTGTCTGGCTCGGCAAAGTATTGTTCGCGCGCTTCCCTCACCAGCTCCCCAGCATCGCCCGTAGGCGGGAGGGCGGCGAGGTAGGCGGTGATGATCGCGCGCATACCTTTTTCCAGCCACGGGTTATGGATTTGACTCATAGCAACTTTCACCGCTTCCAACGCCTTCTCATCAATAGTCATCGTGCTATCCTTTCGGCAGTGCTGCGCGGCCCTTGCAGCCTAAACAGAAATCGTCGTGGAATGTGCCGCAACTATGTTCGTTTGGTTGCTCGCAAAATAACTCGACGTAATGTTTCAGCCCCGCTTCCAGCCTTTCGGCGCGGGCGTTGGCGGCATTAGCTTTGTCGAATTGCTCTGCAACAGACAAAGCCGTTGCGTCTGCGAAGTTTTTCAATTTGCGCTCCAACTCCGCAATCCGTGCGGCTTGTGCGGTCAGGGCGTCGGCGGCGCGTTCTCGCTGCCCATCGAAGCAATCGTGGCAAAAAGTTCGGTCTTCATGTCTTTGTCTTAGATCGTGAACCAATTCCCCCACATCGCCCGCAGGCGGGAGGGCCTCTAGGTATGCGGTAATCATTTTGCGCCCGCGACACCTCCAAGTATCCTCTTCGCTGTTGTCAAACAGTTGCTCTATAGCCGCTTCCAACGCATTCTCATCGATCTGTGTCATCGTTCTATCCTTTCGGCAGTGCTGCGCGGGCGCGGCGGATGTGTCCGAACGTCAAATCACAGCCAATCCCACCAAGGGTAAATGAAACGGGCTCATCATCGCCATCGCGAGTATCTCCCGCCTCAGTAACGTCACACATAAAATCGTTCTCGCAGGCTTCTAAAAGCGGTCGCAGCGCCTTTCGCAGCCGCTCGATCTCTTCAAGAGCTTCCTCGCAACGCCCCATGCCGTAGCTGTCAGACACAACGCGCAACCAATCAACAATGTCACTCACGCTCGCCTCCCTTCAAGGAACCATACTTCGCTTCGATCTGCTCCAGTGTCAGGATGTTGACTGGCGCGAGTGAAACCGGAGGTGGGTAAAAATTATACTGATGGACAATCGGTTTTCGCTTGCGCTCAACGATGTTGATTCCCGGCGCAGGTGCTTTGTATTCCTCTCGCCGTCTTGCGCGCAGTCTTGCTTTGTATTCGCGCTTGCATTTGCGGCGCTCATCTAGATCAATGTGCGGCATCAGATTGCTCCCCTTTTTTAGATCTCATCACTGCGGAGATGTTCTTTCAAGCATCTCGCGATTGTCGTAGGCCCAGTTATAAACGTGATGCTCATATGTGATCACGACGGTTTTGGCGGGCTTCGATCTTTTGTAGCGATCCCTCGTCGAGGCCTTCGCGGAACGGGTGGGATATACACGGACACCTGCGCGCTGCGCTGATGCGCGAGACTGGCACACGCCTGCGCTCTGCCTGTAGATAGATCCGCTTGGGCATCGCGCTGCCTCTGCAGCCGGGGTTGGCGCAAAGAACGCAAGGCATGCGGCGGCTGCAATGCATGCTGATCTGTTCATATCAATCTCCATTTCAATATAAACGTCCGGGCCATTGCGACCCGGACGCAGGCCTGATGATCAGCCCTTTTTAGCCCACGGCGGAGGGGCCTTGCCGTTGGCCGTTGTCCCGTTTGCCGTCGTCGCAGAAGCCTTTCCTGCAGACGACGCCTTGGCCATCGGGGACGAGCCGGAAACAGACTTAAAGCCCTTCAACTCGTTCTGAGCTTCGTACTGTCCCTCGGCCTCCTTCACGGCGAGCTTGATCTCGACGTTCCCGCCGACGAGCTGGTCTGTGTCGGTGAGCTTCGCGATGCCAAGAGCGCGCAGAAGATCGCCCATCTGCTGGCGTCCGATCTCCATCGCCTTCTCGCTTTCATTGCGCGTGTTCAAATTGCCAAACACAACGCGACCCTGATGCGACGGGCCCTCAATGTTGTAGCGGATCTTGATGTATTGACCCTTGCCATTCTTGGTGTTCGCCAGCTCGGCGCTCCCAATGCTGGCCACGTACCAGCCAGCCGGGAGAGGCGTGTAATCGTTGCCCTTGGGCATTTCGTCGGTGATGAATGCTTCGTCAAGCTTTGCCATTGTATTAAACCTTTCTGGTTTAGTTTCTGGTGATGGTGAACGATGGTCTTCCGGGCGTCGTTGTGACAGCGCCCAGAAGATTT